ATGGACATGCCGAAGATCCTGCAGGACGCCAAGCTGCAATACCGCTTCGAATCCCCCCTGCACGACGCGATCGACGCCATCAAGGGCCAGAAGTTCATCGAGGCAAACCAGATTGTCGCCCAAGGCGTGCAGCTCGACCCGAGCGTGGCAGCGATGGTGGACATGAAGGTCACCGTACGGGACGTGCTCAACGGCATCGGCGTGCCGGCCAAGTGGCTGCGCGACGAGGTGGAAGTCGAGGACATCGAGGCCCAGCAAAAAGCACAGGCACAGGCACAGCAGACGCTGGCCACCATGCAGCAAGGGGCAGACGTGGCAGCCACCATGGCCACCGCCCAGAAGGAAAACGCTGCCGCCCAAGGCGCCATGGTCTGAGGATTGAATGGCGACGAAACCCAACAACCCAGCGCTACCCGAACAACCGCCCCAACCCAGAAAGCGGATCCCGACCAACCAGGCCCTGGCGGCCTCGGCATCATGGCTGCCGGCGCCGTATGATCTGGCAGATGCCACCGCAGTCCAGGCGCTCCAGCGCGGCACGGCAGACGCCGAGCAGCAGCGCCGAGCCCTAGACTGGATCATCCGCCAAGCCTGCGCCACATACGACTTCCCGTACCGACCGGGACCAGACGACAGAGATACCAACATCGCCCTCGGGCGCATGTGGGCCGGACAGCAGATCGTGAAGCTGTGCAATGCCGACATCGGTAAGATGCGGCGAGATTCCCCAACGTAAGAGGAGAGAGCCATGGAAATGATGCAGCAACCGAAGATCACTGGATATCGTCAACTGACCGAGGAAGAAGGCCGGCTGATGAACGAGATAAAGGCACTGGGCCAAAGCATTGAAGGCCATTGCGCCATGATTGCCTCGCATCTGCGAACGCAAAGGACGGAAGCGGGAATGCTGCCAGAAGGCCAGCGTATTGAGGCGGCCGAACCGCAAAGATGGCTGGCCATGGCCCGCAGTGATTTCCAGACGGCGCTGATGAAACTCACGCGCGCCGTCGCGCAGCCTTCCAGCTTCTAACCATTTGACCAGAGGAGAGGACCATGAACCTGAAATTGCAACGACTGCTGTACGGCCTGCAGGACGCGGCCGGCGACGACAAAGGCAACCCCGGCGACGGTGGTGGCGATGGGAAACCCGCTGACGGCAAGCCCGCCGACCAGGGTGGCGATGGAAAGCCTGCAGCCCCCGAAAGCTGGTGGAAAGAGGACTGGCGCGACCAGGTGGCCAAGGATGACAAGTCGGTCAAGAACATCCTCGGGCGCTTTGCCACCCCTGCCGACGCCATCCAGAGCGCGATCGACATCCGCAAGAAGATCAGCGCCGGCGAGATCAAGATGCCGCTGCCGAAGGATGCCAAGCCCGAGGACATCGCCAAGTGGCGTACCGAGAACGGCATCCCCGAAAGCCCGGACAAGTACGATCTCAAGTTGCGGGACGGCCTGTCGATCGGTAAGGATGACAAGCCGATCATCGATGGCTTCCTCAAGGCCATGCACGACAAGAACACGCACCCGGACGTGGCCAGTGCAGCAGTCGACTGGTACTACGGCGAGATCGAGCGCCAGACCGAGGAGCGTGCCGTCAAGGACAAGGCGCTGGCATCCGAAGCCCACGAAGCCCTCCGGGAAGAATGGGGCCCGGAATTCCGCACCAACCTGAACGTGGTCGAGAACCTGCTGGCGACCATGCCCAAGGACGTGGCCGACGACTTCAAGTACGGGCGCCTGGCCAATGGCACCCCCATCATGGCCAGCCCTGCCGCCATCAAATGGCTGCTGAACATGAACCTGCAGCTCAACCCGCACAGCAAGGTGGTAGGCAACACCGCCGGCAACCCTGCCAGCGCCATCGACGACCAGATCGCAGCGATCGAGAAAACCATGCGCACCGACCGCAAAGCCTACGACAAGGACGAGAAGATGCAGCAGCGCCTGCGCGACCTGTACACAGCACGCGAGGGCTTGAAAGCCAAGGGCTGACCGGTTACACTGACCTGTCTCCTTCATGCGAAAGCATGGATTACCCCGGCCCAGTGCCGGGGTTTTTATTGCCGCTTGTGTTTTGAATTCCATGGGGTGTAGAATCCCCCCACGGCAGCAAACCTCACCACGAGCCCTGCCATGAGCACCAGCAAGTTCGGTAGCTCGGCCCCAAAGGCCCAACGATCCGGCCCCACCCCAGGTGGCTAACCCGGCGACGCGGTGCACGATGGCTAACCCGAAGCGACGAAGCTAACCCCTTCCATCACTCAGGAGTCCATCATGACCTTCCGCAAGTTCAACGCCATCCTCGGCGCTCTTGCCAGTCTCATCCTCTTTTGCCTGGCATCGGCAGTCCGCCCGTTCTACGAGCGCATGTACCAGCTGTACGCTGACACCGCGTTCCAGATCCAATACCGGCAGGAATTCATTGCCGGTTTCGAGCAGCATGCAAGTCTGCTCCGCGAAACCGTCACGACCGAGGCGGTGATCAAAGGCAACCAGGCCGTATTCCTGGTGGTTGATTCTGGCGGCGCTTCCGCGGTGACCCGCGGCGTCAACGGCCTCATCCCTGCGCGCGCCGACAACAACACCCAGAACACCTGCACCCTGTCGGAATGGCACGACCTGGTCCGCAAGACCGGGTTCAACGTGTTCGCCTCGCAGGGCAACCAGCGCGCCATCATGCAGATGACCACCATGGCCGTGCTCAACCGCAAGGTCGACAGCCAGATCATCACCGAGCTCAACACCGGAACCATTGCCATCGGCTCTGCCGGCGCGATCCCGACCGTGTCGCTGTTCCAGAACGGCCGCGTGAAGCTGTCCAACGCCTCCGTGCCGTGGGATGGCAACATCACCTTCCTGTGCCAGCCGAGCTACCTCGCGTACCTCGAGCAGACCCCGGAGTTTGTCAACGCCCAGCTGGTCGACGTCAAGCCCTACGCCGGCGGCGACAGCAACCCGAGCTGGCGCGACAAGCCCCAGGCATACCGCTGGCGGAATGCTCTGATCATCGAGCACCCGAACCTCCCGGGCAAGGCGACCACGAGCGAGAAATCGTTCCTGTACCACAAGACCGCCATCGGCCAGGCTGCCGACACCGGCGGCATGGCAACCCCCGTTGGCTACAACGAGGAGCAGGACTACTCGTGGGCACGTGCTTCGTGCTTCATGGGCGCCAAGCTGCTGCAGAACACCGGCGTGGTCGTGTTCACCACTGACGGTTCGGCCTACGCGTAATCCAGCGTAGACATCCCAACCACTTCAAGGAGAAACACACATGGCTTACAACGGCTCAACTGCAGGCAGCACGGCTGCCAACCCTCCCATCCTGATGGCTTCGGCCGTCGGCGGGAAGATCCTCAACAACGGATCGACCATCAACGGCACCGGCGGTGGCGCCGGTGGACAACTCTGGTTCTACTCGTCCACCGATTCCAGCACCGCACCATTTACCGCTAACTACTTCACCGATGCGTTCTACATCGGCATGAAGGGCGGTGATGTGGTGCTGCAGGTCGGCGCCACCGGTTCGACTCTGGGTGTTGCCCTGAGCGTGATCGGCGCAGTAACCACCGCGGGTGCGGCATACGCCACCAGCGGCGCACAAATCAGCTCAACCTTCGGTTAAAGCTGAAAGGCCCGGAGCGGTAGAAACTGCCGCCCGGGCCGACCCCCCATTCAATTCAGAGGAGAAGGACAATGGCAGATCCGAAAGCAGCATCCAAGCAGGACAAGGCCGCGGAAGTGGCCGAGCAGCCCGAGCGCAAGCCAGGCAGCCCCATCACCGACGACCGCATCCAGGAGTCGGAATTCGCGTACACCACGCACATCGGCACCGCCTACGAGAACACCGAACCGGGCGACCTGCTGGCAACTGAATACTGGGCGCACCGCGCCGCCAAGCTGCGTCCGTGGGATGAGATCAAGATTCGCGCGAACGACGGCAGCTGGTACGCACACCTGCTGGTGCTCGAGTCCGGCCGCAACTGGGCACGCGTGCACATGCTGGCAGCCTGGAAGCTGACCACCAGCGAAGTGGCGCAGACCCAGTCAGCACCGAAATCCCCAACCGCCGACTTCCGCGTCGAGCACATGGGCCCGCACGCCAAGTGGTGCATCATCCGCCGCAGCGACAATTCCGTGATCCACGAAGGCGACGAGAATCGGGATGCCGCCATGAAGTGGCTCAACGAGCGCATCAAAGCCGGGATCTGACGCATGAGCGCCAGCCGCCTGCAGATTTACAACGACGCGCTGCTCCTGCTGGGGCAGCGCCCGATCGCCAACCTCACGGTGAACGAGGAAGGTCGCAGGCTGCTGGACCAGGTGTGGGACGGCGCAGGACAGGGAACGGGTGGCGTCGACGCGTGCCTCGAGCAGGGCCAGTGGAAGTTCGCCACCCGGGCCAGCAAGTTCGAATACGACACCGACATCACCCCGGAATTCGGCCACCAGTTCGCCTTCGCCAAACCGACCGACTGGATGGAAACGGTGTCGGTGTGCACCGACGAGTACTTCCTGGCGCCGCTCCTGAACTACTCGGACGAGAACCAGTTCTGGCTCGCATCGGTCCACCCGCTCTACATCAAGTACATCAGCAACGACGCCGACTATGGCAAGAACCTGTCGCTCTGGCCGGTCAGCTTCCGCGAGTTCGTGGTGGCCTACTTCGCCAGCCGGGTGGTGCACAAGGTGGCGCCAGGCATGGCTGCCTACATCATCGGCGACCCGACCAAACCGGAGCAGCGCGGCATCCTGCAAAGCCGCCTGCTCACCGCCAAGAACCGGGACGCATGGGCTGGTGCGACCAAGCTGATGGCCCCGGGCTCCTGGGTCAAATCGCGCCAGCGCTACGGCAACGGGAACTGGCGCGATGGAGGCAGCCGCGCCAGTCTGATCGGGTAACCGCATGGCACGCCAGGATCCAGTAATACTGGCATTCAACCGGGGGATCGTATCCAACCTGGCGCTGGCGCGCACCGACGTCAAACGACTGGGCATGTCTGCCCAGATGCAGACGAACTGGGTGCCGCGAGTACTCGGCCCCATGATGCTGCGCCAGGGCCTCGGATACCTGAGCCAGACCAAGGGCAACAAAACCGCCCGCCACCTCAAGTTCGTGTTCTCCACCGACGACAAGGCGATCGTCGAACTGACCGATGCCGTGATGCGGGTCCGGGTCAGCGACACCATCATCAGCCGCCCGTCCGTGACCACCGCGGTGACCAATGGAACATTCGCAACTGACTTCTCAAGCTGGACAGACAATGATGATGTCGGTGGAGCATCCGCATGGATCTCGCCAGGCCTCGTCGGGTTTACTGGAAACGGCACTGCAGCCGCCATCAGGTACCAGCAGGTCACCGTGGCAGCCGCAAACATAGGGGTGGAGCACGCCCTCAAGATCACCATACCAAGAGGCCCCCTGACGCTGCGCGTCGGATCCAGCAATGGCGCCGACGACTACGTTAGCGAAACCACCCTCGGAACAGGTAGCCACAGCCTGGCATTCACCCCAACCGGCCACTTCTACGTCCGTTTTCTGTCGCGCCTCAAGCGCATCGTGCATCTGTCCAACTGCACGGTAGAGGCCGCCGGCGACATGGAAGTGCCAACCGCATGGGCCGAAGCCGACCTCGGACTCATCCGCTACTCCCAGTCCGGCGACATCCTGTTCTGCGCCTCCGGCAAGGTCTCCGACAAGATCGGGTACCAGCAGTACAAGATCGAACGACGCGCCACCAGGAGCTGGTCCTGCGTGAAGTACGAGCCCGAGGATGGCCCGTTTTTGGTCGAGAACGTGACGTCGACCACCATGACACCAAGCAGCCTGTCCGGGAACGGCACGCTGACCGCCAGCACCCCATACTTCAAGTCGACGCACGTGGGCGCGCTCTTCTCGGTCACATCGGTCGGACAGACCGTTTCCAAGTCAATGTCATCCCTGAACGATGCGACAAACGGCATGGAAGTAACCGGTACCAGCACAGACCGCTCCTTCACCATCGTGATCAGCGGAGTGACCGCGATCGGCGGTGGTCGCACCGTGATTCTGCAGCGCTCCTTCGACAATGCGGTGTGGGCCGCCGTATCGGGCAAGTCCTGGACCGCAGATACCACCGAGGCATACACCGACGGCCTGGACAACCAGACCGTTTATTACCGCCTCCTGCTGTCCGTGCTTGGCGGCGCCGGATCTAACGACGCGTCGCTGTCGATCGCCACCGGTACCATCGAGGGGGTATGCCGGGTCACTGGGTACACCAGCACCACATTGGTCGACGTCGAGATCATCACCGACTTCGGCTCAATCACCGCCAGCGATACATGGTCAGAAGGACAGTGGTCGAACCGGCGTGGATGGCCCAGCAGCGTGGCATTTTATGAAGGCCGCATCACCTGGGCCGGCAAGGACAAAGCGGTACTCTCGGTCTCCGACGCCTTCTACTCGTTCGACGCGCACACCCAGGGCGACAGCGGGCCGATCAACCGCAGCATCGGATCGGGCCCGGTCGACACCATCAACTGGATCCTGCCGCTGCAACGGCTTATCCTTGGGGGCCAGGGGGCAGAGCACTCCTGCAGGTCGAACAGCTTGGACGAGCCCCTGACCCCGACCAACTTCAACATCAAGCCGGCCAGCCGCCAAGGATCCGCGGCAGTCCAGGCGGTGGCGATCGACAGCAACGGCATCTACGTCGGCCGCGGTGGTTTCCGGGTATTCGGGCTGGACTTCGACGCCAGCGCCTACGATTACGGCAGCCAGCACCTGTCCCAGCTTTGCCCCAAGATTGGTTCACCTGGAATCATCAGGGTGGATGCACAGCGCCAACCGGACACCCGCGTGCACTTCGTGCGCAGCGACGGTACCGTGGCGCTCCTGGTATTCGATAAGACCGAGAACGTGATTGCCTGGGTGGAGATCGAAAGCGACGGCGCCGACGGGCTGATCGAGGACGTAGTGACGCTCCCGGGCGACTCGGACGAGGACGAGGATCACACCTACTACCTGGTCAAGCGCACCATCAATGGCGCCACCAGCCGCGCGCTCGAGCGCTGGGCCACTGAGGACGAGTGCACCGGTCTCGGGCAGCTTTGCATGCTGGCCGACAGCTACGTGACCTACACCGGAACGGCCGCCACCGTGATCACCGGCCTGAGCCACCTCGAGGGCGAGGAAGTGGTTGTCTGGGCCGACGGCGCCGACGTTGGCACGCTGGACGATCCTGACACCGGCACCACCAGCCTGATCTATACCGTATCGGGTGGACAGATCACCCTGGCTGAGGCGGCCAGCAACGTGGTGGTGGGGCTGCCGTACCGCGCCAGGTTCAAAAGCGCCAAGCTGGCCAACATGCTGCAGACCGAGCGCGGCACCGCGCTGACCAAGCAAAAGACGATCGACGCGCTGGGGGTGATCGCCGTCAACCTGCACCCCAAGGGCCTCAAGTTCGGCACCGAGTTCGACAACACCACCAACCCGCTCAACGACATGCCGAGCACAGAGCTCGGCGCCACGATCGACCCGGACCTGATCCGGCAGGAGTACGACGATACCTCCTTCATCTTCCCGGGCCACTGGGACCCAGACCTGCGCCTGTGCCTGCAAGCCCAAGCCCCCAGACCCGCCACCGTGCTCGCCTGCGTACTGGAGATGGACGCCGCCGAATGAACCAGATCGTGCCACTCACCCGCCAGATCCTGGACGACTTCTGCCAGGATCCACCGCCCGTTACCGTCAAGGGCATAGCCGTCCAGACGGAGGGGCGCACGATCGGGCTGGCCGGGTACTTCCCGGAAGGGGAACGGTACATCGTGTTCATCAAGCTGACCGACGAGCTCCGCAAGGACAAACGCACCATCATCAAGGGCATGAGACTGCTCAACCAGATGGTGAGCGCACGCAAACTGCCACTGCACGCCATGAAGGACGACTGTATCGAAGGCGCTGAAACGCTGCTGCGGCACGCCGGATTCACCCAGATCCGCGGCAATCTCTACGGGAGGCAGCCATAATGTTCGAATCGCTGGACTTTGCAAAGATGGCACCAGCCGCCTTTACCATCTTCGGTGCGCTGGGTGAGTCCAAAGGCGACCTGCAGATGGGCGAACAGTCCATCATCGCCGGCCAGCGTCGCAAGGTAGCCTCCCAGTTCGAAGCCGAGCAGTACCTGATCAACGCCGGCCAGACCGTCGCATCAAGCCAAATCGCAGCCGCCGAGGCGCGCCGGCAAGCTGGGCTGGTGGAAAGCCGCATCCTTGCCGTGGCAGCTGCCGGCGGTGGCGGCGCCAGCGACCCGACCATCATCAACCTGATCAGCAAGACGCATGCGCGCGGCGCCTACAACTCGGCGGTGGCGCTCTACCAGGGCGAGGACCAGGCACGATCGATGAGGATGGCGGCAGCCGCCAAGAACTACGAAGGCGCCATGGCCGAGGAAGCCGGGTACATGAAAGCCCAAGGGTACCGCACCGCATCAAGCACCGCCCTACTCAAGGGCGCCGGCAGCCTGTTCAGCAAGTACGGCTTCGGCACCGACAGCAAGACCGGCGGCAACAACGCACCGGTGCGCGACTCTCCTGATTCAAGCGCCGGAACGAACCGAACCGACATCTGGGGCGATAACTGGGCGGCATACGAATAATGGCCAAATCACCTGATCAGAACGCACTCGCCGTAGCCATCCCCCAGCCGTCCGGCGGGATCGCGCGATACAACGCCGTCGACGAAGGTGCCATGATGGCACCAGGACAAGCGCTGGCGCGCGCCGGCGCCACCGTCGAGGAGTTCGGCAACCAGTTCCACCTGCGCCTCAAGCACGAGCAAGAGAAGGCCGACACCCTCCGGGCCGAGGAAGCCTTCACCAAGCTGCGCCAGAAGCAACTCGACCTGACCACCGGCGAGGGGGGCTTCGTCAACCAGAAGGGCGCCAACGCCGTCACCAAGCCCATCCTCAAGGATTACACCGGGCAGTTCGACATGGCGGTGCAGCAGGCTGGATCCGAACTCCAGACCGACGAGCAACGGGCCCTTTTCACCCGCCGCGCCAACGTGGCCAGCCTGGAGTTCAAGGGCGACATCCTGAAGCACGTGGTCAGCCAGGGCAGCGTCTACGGCAAGGAGGTGTACGACGGCATCGTCAACCTGGAAACCCGGAATGCGACCGCGCGCTGGGACAACCCCGAGGCGATCGCCATCAGCCTGGGAAGGATTGACGCCGCCGTCAAGCAGCGCGCCGAGTCCGAAGGCTGGCCGAAACAGTACGCCGACGCCATCAGGATCCAGGATGCCAGCAAGATCCACGCATCGGTGATCTCCCAGGCGCTGGCCGTCGGCGAGGCCGGCAACAGCCGCGGATACACGTATGCCCAGGACTGGTACCAGAGCAACAAGGACCAGATCGACAAGGAAACGTCGGTCATGCTGGCCAAGGCCGTCAAGGACGGTACCCAGAAGGGGCTAGCCGCCAACTACAACAATGCCTTCCTGGCGGTGCGCGACGACACCAAAGGCCTCGAGGCGCTCGAGCGCGACGTCATTGCAGACAAGACGCTGGACGAAACCCGCAAGAACACCATCCGCTCTCAGATACTGAGCCGCATCGACACGGTGGCCAAGCGCCAGGACATGCAGTACACCCGCTGGGAGAAGCAGGTAGCCAGCGACATCAAGAAGGTGCAAGGCATAGCCCTGGCAGGATTTGAGCCCACCATGGAGCAGATCAGCCCCCTGATCGGCATGACGCGCGGCACCCCAATGCAGGCTGAAGTCGACGAGCTGGTCAACACCATGACCATGGCGCGCGAATTCCGCCTCAAGCCGCCGGCCGAACAAGAGAAGCAACTGACTGCCATGACCGTCGCTGCGCGCAGCGGCGAAGGGGTGCGCACCAACCTGGGAACCTACCAGGCGCTGGTGAAAGCGATCAAAGGGGTGGAGTCCGGCGGTACCGCGGATCCAGCGGCAGCCGTGAGCCCGCAGGGCGCCAGCGGCAGCATGCAGATCATGCCCGACACCTTCAAGCAGTATGCCAAACCCGGCGAGTCCTACGAGAACGAAACCGACCGGGTGAATGCTGCGCTGCGCAAGATACAGGACGACTTCAACTTCTACAACGGCGACGTGACCAAGACGGCCGCAGCCTACATCGGCGGCCGCGGCGCAGTCCGGGCTGACGGCACCATCCGGGACGACGTCAAGGATGCACTGGGCACCACGCCTGCAGCCTACGCCGCCAAGGTGGCCAAAGCAGTGACCGGCGCCGACGCCATGAAGTTCGACGTGAGCATGATCCAGCGCTTCCGCCAGATCCACGACGCCCAGAAAACCGCCCTGAAAGAGGACCCCACCACCTTCGCCGTGCGCCAGGGAGTCCTGAAAGCCGACGATCCGGCCGCCGCCCCGATCGACCTGAGCAAACCGGACAGCCTCATGCCAGGAAGCCTGCAGCCCCGCCTGTCGCTGGCGCGCGGCA